AAATTCTTGAGTGTAGGGCCTAGCACTCTTTGCATACGAATCAAATTTACGTTTTGCAACTCGGTAATATTGTCCAAGAACCATCTAATACTGGACAAACGTCTAGGCCTTTTATAATATATATGTAAAAAGGTCTTTACTTAAGTGGGGGTATAGTATTACCCCCCACTTCGGACATTGGGTATATATTATATATCCAATCCTTTTCTCCGCGAATTCTGAAGTTCTGCGGAGAAAAACAAAAATTTGTATAAATTTGACTGATTTCGCACGTCAATCCAATATAATGTCAGCAAAAAACTGGGTTTTTACAATTAATCATCCAACACCTCAGGAAAAAGATGATTTGGATTACCTTGCTGTCGCTCTCAATAGAGTTAATGTCCATGCTAATTATATTATATTTCAATTGGAGGAAGGTGAGCAAGGAACACCTCACTACCAGGGCTACATTCAATTCAGTAAGCGACGAACTTTCACTCAGGTCAAAGCTGTCGTTGGACAGCGGGCACATATTGAGGTCGCCAAAGGGACACCCTTACACAATAAAACTTATTGTTCAAAAGAACCAAGACTCGAGTCCACGTTCGAGTATGGAGAGATGTCAGGAGGACAAGGTAAAAGAAACGACATCTTAGATTTTGTTAATTCCTTTAGGGAGAAGCAGCTCAGCACCAGGGACATCATTGAGCAGCACCCGTGCATCCTTGCTCGGTACCCCAGATTCGTCAACACTATCTCAACGTTCTACTCCACCGAGAGGCGTCTCTCGACCTTTAACACCAGACCTGGATGGCAGACAGAACTTGCAGATATCCTTTCAACTGAACCTGATAATAGAACAGTTAGATGGTATTATGACCAGACAGGCAACTCAGGAAAAAGCCATTTTGCAACTAAATACTGTTATACAAGAAGCGATGCAGGAGGCATTGAGCGAAGAGAATTCGGATACGTCATTAATGGAGGACGACATGCCGACATATACTATGGATACAAAGAAGAAAAGGTAGTCTTTTTTGACTGGGCTAGAGACAACCAGGATGGTTTCCCTTATGTAGTAGTTGAAAACTTTAAGAATGGTTACTTCTTATCGACTAAATATGAAGTTACTCGTAGATATTTCTCTAGTCCACATGTAGTAGTTTTTTCTAATTTTTATCCAGAACTTAATAAACTTTCTGAAGATCGATGGTCTTTAGTTACATTATAAATATTTTTTATTACTTATTTCGAAAACTATAGAAAAAAAGGTCCCGGGATCGGGGCCTTGGGGTGCAGGGTCCTCCCGCCACGTTAAGCACCTGTAGTGTTAAATGCAGGTGGATTAAATTGAATCTTGTCTGATCTCGGCTTCAAGGAAGCGTTAATATTAGTAGCACTGGTTATGATAGCTTTGTAGTGATATTTTTTTTGAACAAATACTCTACCGATTGGTTCGGTACTAGTATATCCGGAGAAATAATTAGCAGTTAATTCCGGATTTATTATCAGCATCATATATTTTGTTCTGCCTTTAACAATGTCTGAGTCACTGCTTTCAATGCGAGTTGTAGTGTAAGGTTTAGCTTGCTTCATAACGATAGTAGTTTCAGGGTTAACACCTTGGTCAGAGTTGAATGGTATAACAATTCTTTTTTTTGAAACTAGAGTCCAATATTTACCAAATCCAGGACAGTCTAAAGGAGTTTGTCCTTTATGATATATATCAGGGTGTATATAATCACCAGTCTCTTCACTTATTAAATTATCTTTCAAATATTTCCATGTTTCTACTGGATCGTTATAATTCCCGTCGTCAAATGATTTAGCAGCAAGAAATTCGTATGCGTCAACAATTAAGTCTACACCGACTTCCGGTGAAGCGGTGCAGTTCTGAATAGTAACACGCATCTCAGCATTATTAAACCGAAATTTCTGATGGTTGTTATAAAGCTCAGTATTTGATGTAGTAGTTCCAGTATCGGTTACATAATACGAGTTGGTTAAATAGTTTTCCATGATAGCTTTTTCTCCATTTGCTCCACCACCGTGGCTCAATGCATACATGGTTGTATGTCCTAATACTAATTGAATTCCTGTATTAAGAGCGACAGCAGGTAAAGCACCTGATAAACCAGTAAATTCGTAAGCGTATGGAGTAATTAAGTCCCAAGATTCTTGATACATACACATAGGAGATCTCTCCATAATAACACTTCTAACTTTTCTTTTAAATACACGTAAGCGTTTAGCTTTAACACCACCCTTTCTACGTTTTCTACGTTGAAATGTGGTTTTTTGTTGACCGTGAGTACCAGATGGACCGTAGGGAGTCTTAAGAGCTGTAGATTTTTTACCCCATTGGGATAATTTATGTTTAGCATATTGGGTAACAGCTCGTTTAGCAAATTCTTGAGTGTAGGGCCTAGCACTCTTTGCATACGAATCAAATTTACGTTTTGCAACTCGGTAATATTGTCCAAGAACCATCTAATACTGGACAAACGTCTAGGCCTTTTATAATATA